ACCCCACGAAGCCCTTCAGCAGTGGGCCGAGGGTCTTGCCGAACATGGGCCCGCTCTTCATGCTGTCGGCGTACTGCTGCGTGCGCTGGTACTTCTGATCGGCGGCCGCCTTCTCAGCCATCAGCTGCTTGTGGATCTTGACCTGCGTCTCCTTGGCCTTCTGAGCTGCAGCCACCTCGGCGGCGCGCCGAGCCTCGGCGGCCTCCCGTGCCGCCGCAGCCTGCGCCATCGCCTGCTCCTTCGCGCGCTGCTCCTCGGCCGCCTTCGCCGCTGCGGCCGCCTTCTCGGCTGCCCGCACCTGCTCGACCTGGGCGAACCGGGCCTTCACCTCCGAGATCTGCTCGGGCGAAGCGCCGCTGGCCGTGAGCTTCTCCAGCGTCATCTGCTCCTTCGACTTCGTCGCCATATCCACCATGCGCTGGGTGGAGGACATGATCCCGGCGATCGACTTCTTCGACCGCTCGGCGAGCTTCTCGTTTGCCTGCGCTGCCCGCTCGGTCGCGTTGGCGTAAGCCTGCACGCCCGTCATCTCCAGCGCGATCTTGATGCTTGAACTTGCCACGGCTTACTCCTTCCACTTCGGCTTCACGCCGAACGCCTTCGCCAGCATCTCGGCCATCTGTTCCTGCGAGGTCTTGGGCTTCTCCGCGTATGGCATGAAGTCGAGGTGGCTGAACGGCTTCGACTTCGCAGTGCGGTGGCAGTTGGCAATCGTGGCGGCGATGATCCCGGCGCGCATGTCGGCGCGCTGGTTTCCGATCGGTCCGTCGATCGCCTCGAAGGCCATCCACTCACTCAGTTCGTGGCTGCTCATGGTCTCCTCTAGTTCTGCCACCGTCCTACCCAACGCCAGCGCCAGCCGAAACATGAACTGTCTCAGCTGACGCTTTCGGAGTTTCCCTCCAGCACTTCGCGATCCTTGACGCCCAGGCCGCTGACGCGGCTCGCGATGTCGTACAGGTGATCGACGAGGCCGGCGGGAAGTTCTCCGAGGGCGTCAACGTCCGCGGGTCCGAGCAGCGGGGCGCCGTCGTGGTACAGACACAACGACACCAGGCTGGCTCGGATGTTGCGGACGGTGTTGCCCTTGTTGCTGAAGGTCTCCATCTCCCACCTGTCCCGCTTGGCGGCGGTGAGGCCACGCACTTCGACCTCACCGACGCCGGGGATGGACACGGTTTCAGATGGCACCTTCGACTTCAGGCCCAGCAGTTTGTCCTTGATCTCGCTCATGGATTAGGCCAGGGTCACGGCGCCGGTGATCTTCATGGTGAACGACGCGGTCAGCGCTCCGTCAAGCCCCGCCTTCACCGAATAGTCGGTCACGAAGCAGTTGCCCGTAGCGGTGTGCGTCGTGCCAGTAGCGCCGAAGGTGATCGTGAAGCCCAAAGCCGCTGGGGGCGTTCCTGCTGCGGCCGCGGTATTGTCAAGGCTGTCCCACAGCGCACTGTGGGCGCTGAGGACGTTGACTTCCATCGAGATCGTGCCGCTGTCGATCAGGCCGGCGGCGAATTTGCGATGGCGGTCTGCGAGCGTGGTCACGTCGATGGTGTTGAGCTTCATTCCGTCAAGGTTGACGCTGAGAACTTCGGCGATGGCTGCGCCGATCGAGACGGTGGTGCCGAATGTTGGCACGCCTGCGGTGATTCCTGGCATGGGGTGATCCTCCTAGATCAAGGAACGCCACCACCGGGCTCGGTGATGGTCGTGGGTGAAACGGAGCTGGAGCGGTACGTTGCTTCCAGCGTGACAGTCGTGACGTGGATGCCGGTCTCGGTGGCCTCGCTGCCCACGTCGTACTGGCTGGTGATCCCGGTCTCGCGGATCTCAAAGATCTGCACGCTTCGGCTCGTGCCGGCTGCGCCGTGCATCTTGACGCGCACGGCTTCGGCGATCTGTCTCGACACCTTCAGCGTCGAGGCGATGCAGTCCACCTCGACGGTGAACTTGCGCAGGCAGTCCGTGCGGTCGAAGGTCGGCGACACGTTCGCATCCTGCCCGGTGGTGAGCACGATGGCGGGGAGCGTGGTGGTGTCGCGGAACGCGGTGAAGATGCGCGTGGACACCAGCGCCGTGACGCTGGCCGATTGCGTCAGGGCATCGCGGACGGCTGCGACGATCGCCTGGCTGCTCACGACAGACCTCGCTTCGCTGCTTCGAGCAGGATGCGCCGCGGCAGTTCGGTCGCCATGTGCGCATTGATTCCGCCGGTGAGGCGCTTGTACAGGTTGAGGATGACGCGCCAGCCGGGGTAGGTGGCGAGGCCCGAGTAGCGGCCGGCGTCGATGATCCAGATGCCTGGCGCCCACGCCTTTGTGCGGGAACGGAAGTTGCCGCGCTTGTCGGTCCAGAAGTGAAATCCGAAGCCCTTGATGGTGAACGCGCGCTTCACCTGCGCACGCGAGAAGCCGGGCGCCGAGCCTGTCTTGTAGTTCTTGAACATCCAGCGATTCCAGCGCCCGGTCTTTGACGGCTTCTGGCTGTCGTACTTGCCGCCGCGTGCGGAGAACTCCGAGAGCAGGCCCAGGCGCACGGGCTCCATTGCCTCGGTCATGATCTCCTCGGTGAGCTGCTTGAGCACAGTGGTGCCAAGTTCGCGCATGGCCTTGTTGACCTGCTCGACGCCTTGCACCGCTACTGCCTTGTGCACGTTCGAGTAGCCCATTAGGTCACGATCTCCCGGCACATCAGGTCGAGGTACTGCCGTCGCTCCTGCCAGTCGACGACCGTCACGACTTCCCATGTGCGAGACACCATGCCCTGTTCGTCGCTGACGGTGCGCAGTTGACTGCGGTGGCTGATGGTGGGGTGCCAGCGCATGCGGATGCGGTGCGTCACTACCTGGTTCAGCTGGCGATGCTGCGTCTTCTCGTCTGCGCTCGCTTCATTGATCGCGGCAAAGAGCATCGTGCCGCTGCCGGCGGCGTTCACGGTGCGCACGGGCTGACCGTACTCGTCGGTGCTGGTGGACGCGCCGAGCAGTTCGAGCGGGGTGCGCATGTAGCCCGGGTTCACTGGTAGTCCCCCGAGTGGTACTGCACGATCAGGCGCTGCACCGTGAAGGGGATCTCGTTCACGATGTTGCCGATGTTCACGCTGCTGCGGTTGTCGTACAGGTGCGCAGCCTGCAGCAGCACGGCATGGCGCAGGGCGGCGGGGATGCTCGCGCTCGAGGCGCCATAGCCCGCGGTGAAGCTCACCGTCACGTCGAGCGCGCCAGTGCCCAGCGTTGCCGGCCAGGAGGAGGTGCTCTTCAGCACGACGCGGCCGATGTTGTCCACGCTGTAGGCGTGGTACTCGCTGCTCGCCAGCGTCTGCGTCGCGCCGGCGGTGTCGGTGTAGGTGATGCTGGAGACACTCAGCCAGGGCGAGCGGGGCAGGATGATCTGCCCGGACGCGGGGAACTCCTCCAGCTGGTAGGAGAACGCCCGGGTGATCAGGGCACGGCGGGTCTCGTTCTCGATGCACTGCGTGGCCGTGAGCACGAGCGTGGCGATGTATGCGTCGTCCTGCGCGTGATAGACACGCGCGTGCGTCTTCAGGTCGCTGGTGCTCACGGCCGCGGTAACTGCGCCTGCGTCGGTCAGGTTCGTCCTCATCGCTTGGCTGCCTTCCTCGTCGCCTTGCAGCAGTCGGGCTTTACGCAGGCTTCAGGCTGGTCTGGGTGAGCCTCGGCGCGTTCGGCGAGCCCGGTGGCGATCAGCTCGATCGCGGTGCGCTCGTCAACGGTGATCAAGTCGCCAGGCGCATGCACGGCCTGCTGGACGATGAATGGCTGGATGACTCGCACGGTCTTCATGTTTGGAAATCCGCCCGGGGGCTTTCGCCCCCGAGCGGTGTGGGTTCAGGTCAGTGATCAGGTAGAGCTGGTGCTCAGGTAGCGGAAGGCGTTCACGTTGGTGACCGTAAAATCGACCCTCGACTGCGCCATGTACGCACTTTGGTTCGTCTCGGCGTAGCGCTCGCGCAGCACCTTCAGGGTGTAGCCGTTGCGCTCGCCGATCACGCCGTAATCAAACGCACCGATGCAAGCCAGCTTGACTGGGTTGCTAGTGGTGCCTGCGCTCGACACGGCGTACGACGGGTAGATCGGGATGCCCATGAAACGATCGGGCTCGCCGAGCACGCCGCTGGGCTGCCAGAAGTACGTCGTGGTCGAACTAGCGATGATCGCCAGCTTGCGCAGGTTCTGCAGGAAGGTGTCGCTGCAGACGATCGCGCAGCTGGGGTGCATGCGGTACTCGCGCGGCAGGCTGTAGACGAATTCGATCACGTCAGCGATGGCGTAGGTCGGACTGGCAGCCGTGCCAGCAAAAGTCTTGCCGTCTGCGATCAGGTTCTGGCCGGTGCTGGTGTAGTTGAACAGGCCGCGAGGGTTTGGTGCCGTTGCGTTGCCGGCGATGAAGCCGTTTTCCTCCACCTCAGAGAACTTACGGGCGAACTGCTCGGTCAGGATCGACTCGATCGAGAAGCCGGGGCCGCGAGCGGGGGCGTCTTCGATCAGTTCGTTGCTAACCAGGGCAAGGCCGGCGATGCGGCGCGGCTGGAGCGTGCGAGCAGCAAAGGTGCTGCCGCCTTCCGACGCGACCGAACCAGCCTCCGACACAAAGCCCGCGTTGACAAGTCCGGTTTCGATCGCGATCTCGCGCTTGAACGAGCCGAGCGGCATCACCTTGCAGAGCTTGCGCATGATGCACATCTGCTGCAGGCGCTTGGTCAGCTCCTGGTGGAACTCAGTCGGGGGCAGAACATCGCCGGAGCCCGCGGTGCCCTCGGACAGCGCGCGCATTTCGGCCACGGGGGTGTGCTCGCCACGCTTCAGGTAGGTCGCGTAGGCGTTCTCGTACTCGTCGCTGCAGCGGAAGTCGCCGAAACGCGGGGCGCGCTGGGCGGTCTCGCGAGCAGCGGGAGCGCGACGCACTTCGGGCGCGTCCGGGCCCACGTCGATGAAGCCCGCGTCCTTGTCCTTCGCGGCGAGGCCCATCAGCGCGTGGTTGCGCTCGATCTGGCTCTGCACGCTGCGGTACTCGGCGTTCAGCGCGTCGAACTTTGCGGTGTCCTCGGCGCTCATGTCGCCGCCGTTGGCGTTAGCCGCCTCGATCATGTTCTGCATAGCGCGGTAGCGGGCGTCGTTGCCCTCGCGCAGTTCCTTGTAGCCCTTCATGGTGTTGTTCCCTTTCAATGTGCGGCGATTAGCCGCGGTGGATTCCAAATGCCGCGTTCACGTCAGTCAGCGCTCCAGCGCATCGAACCGACACGATGAACGCGACTTCGTTCGTGGCGGCGTAAGTTTCATTCAGTCGCGTCACGCTGATTCCGTTGCCAGCGAACGCGAGCAGGTAGCGCGTGAGGTCGGCTGCAATAAGAAGCTGTTCGCCATTTTGTGGACCGTTGGTGGTTCCAAACTGCGCCGGGCTCATGTCAAAATGTGTCCACGGGCGTCCGAAGAATGTGGTCCCGCCGGAACTCATCATGTTTGCGACCATTCCACCACTCGACGACCCAAAACCGCCACCGAGACCCGTTGCAGTCGATGAGTAGTGCATGCGAGCGTTCAAAATCCATGTCGCTCGCTCCCAATAATTTGGAGCGAGTCGTTCGTCGAAACAAAGGCCAAGCGTTGCATTTAGCATCGCGTTCACTGTTGCTGATCCAAAGTTTCCGACGTTTGATCCGATAGCCGCGGTGGTTGTCAGGCTTCTTCCGTATCGTTTGAGTGTGTTTGCGATACCATGGCACGCATCGCTGCCGGCGGCGCTCGCCGTGCCAGCAGTCACGCTGTCGTCCTTGTTTCCGATGAGAATCTGGCGAGACAGTTCTCGCAGGATGTCTTGCGACGCCTGGCGCACGATGATGCTCTCAACACTTGCGTCGCCCATCTGCGCCGAATCCTCGACCAGTTCCCGAGAAGCCCGCACCATCACGCTGATGCGCTTCAGGGTGAACGTGGAAGTGGATGTGCCAGTGTTGCTTGTGCCTGGTAGCGTGAACGATGGCACAGCCACCTGCGTCTGGCCGCTAGCGGTTGCGTCAAGAAGCGTTCCGGCTTCTCCGGGGTTCTTCTGCACGCTAAAGCCCTGCGGAGCAGAGCTGTTGCTGTTCGGGGGCGTGATGATCGGGACGCTGAAGGTGCCCGTCGAGGTGTAGACCTTGCTCACCTTGCCGACGATGCGGTCGTCGCCCAGCTCCTCCATGAACATGTTGGAGAAAGTGGTCGGGAACAGCACGGCGCCGCCCGTTGCGCTGCCCTCGCTCAGTGCGCGAGCCTCCACGTCGGTCAGACCGTTGTGCCCGCGGGCGAGGTAGCGCGAAAACAGGCCGCGGTACTCCTCGCTGTTCCGATCCAGTTGGTTCTTGTTCTCCATCGCAGTCTCCGGTTAGCGCCGGGGTGCGACGAAAAAGGCGCACTAGCCCGGCGGTTCGTTGTCTTCCAGTTCAACGTCCGCATGCAGGCCAGTGCGCCACGAGGGCAAGCACGGAGGTCTGTCTCGCGCGGTGGTGTGCATGCACTAGGCAGGGGCACCCACGCGCGGCAGGTATTCAATTGGCCGCCATTGTCGCGTCAAAAAAACGCGATGCAAGGGCGGGGGGGGTCAGCGCGGTGGCAGGAGCCGGATCGTGCGGCGCACCGCCTCGGCCTGCGCCTCGCGAGCCTCGACGCTGGTCGCCGGGTTCGCGGGGAAGGTCACGAGGCTGATCTCCAGCAAGTCGGCGTCGAGGATCACGCGCGTGGGCTTGTCCACGCCCTTCTCGTACTTCTCAGCCCGCACCATGAATCCGAAGCTGCACTGGCTCACCACGCCGCTCTCGACCAGGGCGTGCGCCTCGCGGGCCGTCGCCGTGTCGGGGAGGGTCGCCTCGAAGCCGAGGCCAGTGGCGTCGGTGAACAGGCGCAGGTTGCCGGCGCGCACCCGGGCGAGGGGCTTGCCAGTGTCGTGGTTCCAAAGCAGGGCGATGTCGCCGGGCTCTTCCATCGAGCGCGCGAAGGCGTTGGGATCGACCCGCTCCATCTCGCGACCCATGTCGTAGGCGGGTTCCCATACGACGGCGTAGCCGCGCACCTTCAGGTCGGCGGCGGGGGCAAGGGTGCCGAGGGCACGGGTTTCAGTCTTCGGGGTTGGCATTGGTGGTCTCCAGCAGGGGTGCGTGTGTGGTTTCAAGGCGCACCATCTCCAGCAGCTCGTCGGCCGCCAGTTGGGGAAGGTCGCGCCAGCCGTCGATCGTTTCGGACAGGGTGCCGATGGCCGTCACCGCGTTGCGCAGGTGGCGGGCGTGTCGGAGCAGGGCGGCGTCGAGCGCCTTCGTGGCGCGCTCCTCGTTGCCCAGCAGGCCGCCCAGAGTCCGCACCGTCGCGCGCAGGTCGTCGTCGATGCAGTCGATGGGTGGCTCCCACTTGTCGATCTTGGCCTGCGTGCGCTGCTTCAGCAGGTAGTCCGAGACCCGCTGGAGGTGGCGACGGAAGGCGCCCTCCACGGCGGGGCGCACGGCCGCCATCGCGGACGCCGCCGCTCGGGCCGCGTTGAACGCATCAGCCTCGTCCTGCGCGTCGAGATCCACGCTAGGAGCGACCGCCTCGGGCTCCACGTCCACAGACGGGGGCACGCCGTCCGACGGCGCAGCGGGCTCGCTCGGCGCTGGAGCGGGCTGCCCGGGCGCTTCCGTGTTCATGGGCAGGCGGATGC